AGATGGAATCGAACCACCGTCCCTCGGTACTAGCAAGGATTCTAACATTGAACTATTCGCGCTTTGTGGATACGTCGGGACTTGAACCCAATCTTCCGCATTGCAAGTGCGGTGCTCTAGCCTATTTGAGCTAACGACCCAATAAAGTTGAGAAAGGTTGATGTGGGTATGTTTACTGTGCTAACATTACACTATACCGCTATTTTAATATCTGGTCGCGGTAGAAGGAATCTAACCTCCTCTAGTCGTTTATGATACGAAGTAACCCATTGTCGTTACTACAACTTTGCTCTTGAGGTAGGATTTGAACCTACGACCTGCGGATTAGTGGATAAGGAGAGTTTCGCTCTCTTTATTTTCCTAAAACCTTATCCGGGGATTGTTAACAACCACCTCTGGTTGTGATACAGTCCGATGCTCTACCAACTGAGCTACTCAAGAATATGTTCATAAAATTTTAGCGTGCCCGGAGGGACTCGAACCCCCATCGTGCGGCTTAACAGGCCGAAGTTTGATCCTATTTAGTACTACGGACACATAATAAATCTGAGAAAAGTTAAAAGAGCATTTGGTTTGGTTCCCCGATGGCTTCCGCCTGGTGGAGAAATTGATAAAAAAATCAAAATACGAAGTAACTCTTTCATTACTACAGATTTATGTTTTTATTTCTTTCTCTATTTCTTTTATATCTTTATCAAACCAAACTTGCAATTTATATCCAGCATTGCCAACAGCTTTCCATTTTAAGCTATCATTTGGTCTTTCAAATCCCTTAGTTTCAATGTAGTAAAAACTTTCATTTTCAAAAACTTTGAAATCTAATAAGTATGTATGTTCTTTCTTATCTTTTCCAATATAACTAATTTTGTCATTAGTATATTCCCAATCTTTAATTTTCCCTTGTGCTTTCCATTTATCAAGAATAAAACAAGTTCTAAGTTCATAAGTTCCTTGGACTCTTATATCTTTATAATTAAGCCACTTAGCTGTTCCTCCGGCAACAAAATTATTACCATTAGCATACGATTTCTTATTTATTTCTGACCATTGTTCTTTAGATAATTTATCATGAACTGATTTCCATCCTCCTCTTAATTTACTAGCGCAGGATATAGAACAACATGTTGTATCTCTTTTAGCGTATGATACTTTAAATTCATTTCCACATTCAGGGCATATTTTTTTAACTTTATGTCTATTTAATGATAATTTTTTACTAACTTTTTCGTTTATTTCTTTCCTCTTAGCTTTTGTACTAAATCCTCTTGAACATTTAACAGAACAAAATCTTCCCGAACCATATTTTCCATCATGTTCGTTACCACAATTTTCACATTCTTTCATATGTGTTTATTTTATATATTCACTTAGAAATTTGAACTTTAAACTTTCATAGTGAACTAAAATGCGGTATCGACGGGATTCGAACCCGCAAATCGCGATCCGTGACAGGGATGCACATGCGCCAATATGCTGCGACACCATTTTGTCGGGAAGGTGGGATTCGAACCCACGTTTTCAACATACCTACCTACGGCTATACACTTTATCAGAGTGCCCCGGTATATCCCGTTAATTTTTGTACCCCCGAATGGAATCGAACCATCGTCACCAGATTAAGAGTCTGGGGCATATCCCCTTTGCTACGAAGGCATGGTGAGATTTTTTGATCTAATTCTTTGGCGATCATGGAATTACTAAACCTCAATATAAACAAAATCTCTTAAACCTTCCATTTTATACTGAACTTCGTGGAGCTGAAGAGACTCGAACTCTCGACATCCTGAATGCAAATCAGGTGCTCTAGCCAACTGAGCTACAGCCCCAAACATTGTCTTCAACATACCCGGCCGAATACGCTTTCCCATAGTGCACCTAGAGAGATCCTCGCCTGCGTCCTCACTGGGCCGGCAAAAACCTTGACAATTTTTTATTAGCAGGCCATGAAGGATTCGAACCCTCGACGTTGGTTTTGGAGACCAAAATGTTACCACTACACCAATGACCTATAGAAGCAAATCAGAATACTCTAAAGTAATCCTCAATGCCCAGCGGTCCATGTGGGATTCGAACCCCTCCTTCGCGCAGACAACGCGTTGTACTACTCTTTATACTACACGGACCAAATAAACTGAGAAAGTTCGGAAGAGATTAACAGACGGTTTCGACACCGTGACTTTTGTGTTGTAAACAAATGCTGGACACCCAGCTCGAAGTAGCTCATTCCATTACTACAGTTTAGTTAAGATAGAAGGTTCGGGCCCTTCCAAGTGATGCATCACCATGTTCCATATTTATCTTAATTTTCGACCTAATCTCCATCCTTCTGGAATTAAGTCATTTTTGTGTATTTTTTTACTTTCTTTATCATTTGTTATCCAACTAGTTCCAAATTGAGAATTTTTAATTCCTGTTCTATCAGCATTTCTCATTTTTTCTTTAGTTTCTTTTGAATGTTTCTTATTTGTGAATCTAGAAGAATTCATTTTACCTTCTTGCCATAATTTTTTATATCGAATTCTCTGTTCTTCTATTTTTTTTTCTCTCCAATCTTCATATAATAGACTGTGCCATAAAAGTTCATTTCTTTTCTTAGCTCCTTTTGTACTTTGTTCTTTAGTAAATCCTCCTCCACCACCTGGTTGAAGATTCATGCAATCTTTTTTTGCTAATTCATTTAAATTTACAATTTCAGATTCTCTATTTTTTAATTCTTTACGATTCTTACAATATTCTAATATTTCTCTAATATGGTTTTCTCTTCCATACTTATTTATAGAATATCTTAATCGTTTTCCACTTCCTAAATAATCATCTTCTATATTATGAGTAGAATGCATCCCGTAATAATATTTTTTATTTACTTTACAAGTTGTTTTGTAAATAAAGTGGTACTTTTTTTGTTTCCTTGGCATAATATACTTTATTTTATATATTCACACTCAAGGAACAAAAATGACCATGTGGTGCGGGTAAAAGGATTCGAACCCTCACCTCGAGATTGGAAATCTCATATGCTAGCCGTTAAACACCACACCCGCATTGTCTACACCGCATGCCATTCAGTATAGATCTTGATTTTTGCCTTTACTAGCATGATGTAAAGAGAATCCCGAAAGAAATCATAAACTTTCTGTTGATAGTTTTCGTAAAAACTAACAAAAATGTGTTTCTTTATTATTTAATATTAACTTGAAATTATATCCTTTTTCTTTATATGCTTTTACTCTATCTTTCATATTTTGTAAATCTAATGTATAACTAGATTTAACTTCTGACAAGGTATTAGTTTCTGGCAAATAAAAATCCACTATTGCTATTCTTTGTTTATTTTCTATCGTATCAAAATATTTTATTCTTTTTGATTCTACATCATATTTAATTTGGTATGAATCTAAAATTTTTGCATAATTAAATTCATAAGAACTTCTTAAATAAACTTTTTTATTTTCCCAAGTATTATACCATCCGCGTTTACAATTCCCATAAGAAAAATTATCTTGTGGAGTTTGCCTTCCTAAATCAATGCTATTAATATTTGCTTCTGAATTATTTTTTAATGATATCCCATTATTTTGAAAAAAGAAATATAATGTATTAAGTTGGATTTTATATTTTTCTTTTATCATTAAAGAAGTTTGATTATTAATAAAATATTCTTTTTTTAAAAAATCTAAAGCTTTTTTATTTGCAACTTTTAAATTTTCATCTAATATATTCAATTTTTTATATAAACTTCTTCTTTGAATTAATGGATAGCAATCATCACAAAACTTTCTTCTTTTATTTAAAATTTTACCACATGAACTACATTTTGTGATTTTGTTCTTATTTAATGTTTTGCTTACCTTTTCATTTATTTCTTTTCTTTTAGCTTTAGTGCTAAATCCTTTAGAACATTTAACTGAACAAAATCTACCACTTCCATAAGAACCATTATGTTCATTACCACAATTTTCACATTTCATAAGTGTTTATTTTATATATTCACCTATGAATTTGAACTAATGCAAATAGATTAAAAATTTTAATTTCTGTACCCCCAGTGAGACTCGAACTCACGATCTATCGATTAAAAGTCGATGGCTTTAAGGTTTCCCAATCCAACTAAGCTATGGGGGCAAAAATTACAATACGTCAAAGATCGATGATTTTTTACTGAAATCTAACATTTAGAGGACCAACGAGGACTCGAACCTCATTTACTTACCATTCGTCAATGATTTTTTACTGAAATCTAACATTATAAACTAAAAAAGGCGGAAAGTTGTTAAACCATCCGCCTATTAAATATTGTTGTTACAGTAATTATATTCCTGTACCTCCATATCTTTCGGCGGACATTTTTCTTCCCTTCACGTTGCCTTTATCATCGGCCGCGTTCCAAATATTCATATCTATATTTTTTCTTGTCATCACTGAAAGTTTTTAACTTTTATTTGTTATTGTTATCTATTTTATTATATATCATGCAAAAAGTTTCACATTTTATTACTTTTTGCATTAAAAAAA